CCCATGAAACCAAGTGAAGTAGGAATTAGCGAATCAGATGATGGATATGCTATTTTTTTTAGGATAGGCATCCACCGTTTGGATTTTTACGACATTAAACTTTCCGATTTGGCTACATCCGGCGGGTGGCGCGGATGGACTACCCACTTAAAAGACAAAACGTGGTTTGACTCCACGGTTGAATCCAAACTAGCCGCCATTGTCAAAACATGGAGGGAAAGAAATGAAGCGTTTCACGGAAACTGATAAATGGCGCGATCCTTGGTTTCGCAAGCTCACGCCTGAGTTGAAATGCTTCTGGCAGTACCTTTGCGACAACTGCGATCAATCCGGGGTTTGGGAGCCTGATTTTGAAACTGCCTCCTATTTCATAGGCCATTCAATGGATATTGGAAAGGCTTTGATAGCCTTTCAGGATCGCGTTGAAACGACAAGATCGGGGAAATGGAGGATTTTAAAGTTTGTTAAGTTTCAATATGGATCGCTTAACATTGACTGTAAGCCACACAAGCCGGTATTTGATTGCATTCAAAGACATGGATTAGATGTAGATACAGTTGTAAACGGATCACGTTCTTTGTCTGTTAATGGAAACCCTATCGAAACCCTATCGTTACCCTTTCAAAGGGTACAAGAAAAGGATAAGGAAAAGGAAAAGGAACAAGACACGGAAAAGAGAAAGACCTTTGTTCAACCAACACCAAACGAAGTTGAGGCGTATTCAGCAGAAATAGGATACCCACTACCGGGTCAGGCATGGTGTGACTCTTACGCCCAAAAAGGATGGAGGGTTGGAAAGAATCCGATGAAGGACTGGAAAGCAGCAGTAAGAACATGGAAAGCCAACGAATACCGGATAAACGGAAATTCAAACACAGAGCAGCTACCGCTTAACGCAAGATACACAATCGCACAATGAAACCTGACATACTAGAATCTGAAAATTATCTCATTTCCTGCGCCATGCAGGACCGTGAGCATTATTTCACGTCGGCATCTGAGGGCGTAACGCCCGCGTTATTCACGGATGGAAATAATCGGGCGCTCTGGATCGCGCTAGGCGATGCTGCAACCAGCGCACCCGACACCGCACCAGAAAGCCTTGCACTTGTTCATCCAGAACTTGACCGAACAAAGCTTTATTTTCGCTTTGCGCAGGCATCGACAAGCATTTACCTTGCAACGCATATCCAACGGGTAACGGCGGCGCACAAAATGCGTCTAGTCGAATCCGCCTTGACCAAGGCGCACGAAGCCGCAACCGATCACTCCGAAGACTTTGGCGAGTACTGGGCGAAGATTTCGGCCCACGTTGAGCAGGCGTACGCCATTAGCGTAAACTCAACTAGGCGCAACCTTGCGCAAATGGTGGCAGAGTTCAAAGAGCAAATCACAAACCCTAACTCCACCACGACCGTTTCAACGGGGTGGCCTGCGGTGGACCGCATCTTTGGGCCCCCCAGGTGCGGTGAGCTCATCACCGTTGCGGCACGCACAGGATGCGGAAAATCAGCCGTTGCGCTTCAAATCGCTTTAAGCATAGCCATGAAGGGCATGAGAACTGCCGTCTTTAGCGCCGAAATGGGGTCTTCTGAGGTTTTAGGGCGCTGGGTAGCCATACAAATGGCGAAGCCTGTTAAATCCAATTTAAACGCTGCTTGCGATGAAGCCGACAAACTCGCAAAGCTGAAAGACAAGATTATGCTTTACGACGACACAGAGATCCACTCAATTTCAGCTATTGAGGCAAGATGCCGTGCGCTCGCTACGTTGCAGGGTGGTTTGTCCGCTGTCGTGGTCGATTATATCGGATTAGTTACGCCCGATGATACCCGCGCCCCCCGCGAGCAGCAGATTGCAGGCATGACGCGCAGACTTAAGCGCCTAGCCGCAACGCTAAAATGCCCTGTCTTCATGCTGTGCCAGCTCAACCGCGAAATTGAGAAGAACGGAAAACCACGCCCGCCGCTGCTTTCGGATTTGCGCGAGTCAGGCTCAATTGAGCAGGACTCAAACGGCGTCTGGTTCATTGCCGATGATCAGCAATTTTTAGACGCTCATCCCGCTGGAGAACTGCCTGATACCATCGTCGTTCAACTAATCCAAGCCAAGCGACGAAATGGCAAGCCAGGCGTCGCCATTAGAATGGCTTTTGACCGGCCATGCAACCGCCTATTTCCGGTTGCAAATTAAACGTTTATGAAACCCTATGAATCTGCGCTAAAACTAGCCCTAAAGCGTGCAAAAAAGGACGCAATTAAAGAGCTGGCCAGCAAACTACAACCAAACACAAAAACAAATGAGCAAAAAACCAAACAGCGAAACACCTAGAACAGAAACCACTTGGAGTGCCGCAATGGGCAGCGCAGAGTATGCGTGGGGGACGATGCCAACGATCAATGGCTGGCAAGACGTAGCCACCGACATGCGAGATCTTGCGCGTCGGCTAGAGCTTGATCTAGACCATTACAAAAAAACCTACGCCAGAAGCCTGCGACATAGGACTGAGTTTGAACGTGATTTGGTTTCCATGCTTATTGATCGCGATAGCTGGGAAAAGCAAAACGAACAGAGTGTCGCCGATGCTGTTCGCTACCTTGAGGAAAATGTTGTGCTCAGAAGACACCTTGCCCTCGTCGGCGAAACCTATGCGGGCGACGTTGCCGAGCAAGCAAGCCGCTTGGCTAACACTAAAGTTGAACCAAAAAAATATGACATACGATAACGAAAAGAAATTCGCCTTATTTAAGAACGACAAGGGCGATAACCAAAAAAGACCTGACTACCGGGGCACACTAACCGTCGAGGGCGTAGAATACGCCATCTCGGGATGGATAGCGAAGGGGCCAAAAGGCGCATACATTCGCGGAGAGTTTAAGGCGAAAGAAAATAGGCCGCAACCTAAGCCAACGCAAAATCTTGCGGCAAGCGAAGACGTACCTTTTTAGCATGAAATCAAAGACCACACGAAACGCCGAAACGCAGACATGCGACTTATGTCAGCGCCCGCGAAAAATAGGATGGCACCTCAGCAATTACCACGGCCTTAGTGGAAGCGTCTGCAATCCGTGTTATCAGACTATCGCCCATGATAGCTATGGTATCCCAAAAAATCCGGTACGATTCCGCGCAGCATTGGCCAAGCACCACACAAAAAGCCCGCTCAATTAAGAGCGGGCTTCCCCTTATGAAAACCAAAACTGCACCTATTTGCTAGTAAGCAAATAGCGTTTCCCGCGTCAACTCAAAACTTGCCAAGGCGCGATTTTCACTCATACCATTAAGCAATGTCAGAGGATACCACAGCAAATAGTGTCGAAGTCGAAATTGCAGATAGTGGGCTACCCCTCCCACGAATAGGGCCGAAAGGAGGCCGACCTCCAAAGCCGGGTGGCAACACCGCACTCGCAAACCAAATGCGTGAGCTTACCAAAATGGCAGATCTTCCACCGGATCAGTTCGCAGTCGAAGTGCGCAGGCACACGCAGGGCTTGCTAGGCCTCGTGACCGCGAAATTATACGAGCGTATCGACGAACTTTCACCGGCCAATCTTTCGGTGCTTTACGGCATTCTACGCGACAAGGACGCGATGCCGGAAAAGGTCACTGCGCAAATTCACAACCAGACTAACATACAAATCAACGGATACAAAGGCTCGCTTGACGATCTGAAGGCGCAGCTTCTCGGCAAGAAACCACAGCTAAAACTCGTAAGCGAACCAATTAAAAAATCTGGCTAGCCGCAACTGAACCAGGAGGCATACCGCCATTCCTATTCTTAATCTTTTCACTCTCAGCCCAAAGCGAAAGATATTCAGGGGTTTCAATCGGCGACCTTTTGGCCACCACTTCAATCAAATGAGCCTTCATCCACTCGCGAATTTCGGCGTAACGTGCAGCATCGGTTTTCATAAGTTAAATATACGGCAAACTTGCGCTTAAGTTAAGGTAAACAATTAGCTAAAAATCAAATGAGCAAAAATAGCCAACGCCGCCCGACGCCGAAACTCAAGCCAGCGCCAAAGCGTGTGCCGACCTCATTTTTTATGTCGCGCACAAACCTAGCCGATGACGATGACGCGCCTCCTTTTTACGATAGGGTGTGCCCGCAAAAAAAGTCAGATAGTGCTGATAGTCCAGACTTTACAGAAACAATAAACACCGATTTAAACCAATGAGCAACGGAAAGGGAGACAGGCCAAGACCATGCAAGTGGGAGAGGTACCTTGCGAATTACGAAGAAATCTTCGGCAAGAAGCCAAGAGGAAAAAGTCCGCACAAGCGAAAGGCTCGCCCGTGCGGACTGAGTGAGAAAAAGAACTAAGGCGCTTTCTTTCGCCGTCTAGGCCGCTTCGCATTCGCTCGGCACGCTGCCGTCTTCGCCGCCGATTTAGCCATGCCGCCACGCCGTCCAAGCGCGACGGCGGCCAAGTTTTTTGGTTTAGTTTCGGGGTTCATGTTGATCCCTCCGCTTTGGCGATTGCAGAACGGCAGCGTTCCACGGGTACATCTCGGATAAATGCTGGGTAGCCGATTAAAATCTTCAGCGCCTCAAGCTCACGCATTGCCATTTTTACGACTTTAAGTAGCTCCGGCGCGGCGGCGATCAGGCGGGCGTTGGCGTCCTTAGGCATCTTAGTGCTTACTAGCGGAGGAATATCGGGACCGGTTTCGCTGTTTACGATTGCGATGACGTTGCCTACCGAGTTAGTGACTAAGGACAAGTCCGGGTCTATCCTTTCAAAGGATACTTTCCAAGGTCCGGGCGTGTGTTTTGTTTTCATGGTTTTGAGTTTGAGTTTAGCGAGTCCTGACTTCTATGTCAGGGATGATCGTCGTAGGTCGGAATATGACGCGATAGTGATACGGGTCCGCCTTCACCGAGTCGATCTGCTCGCAGAACCACGTCACGTTGTCGGACACCCCGAGGTAGTGCTTTTTGTATTCGCACGGCCCGGTTTTCACGATGACCGACAGGCGCTTGTCCTCGGGCGTGACCGACAGAAGCCCCTCGATTGTCAGGATATATTCGCCTGTGATGCCGTTGTAGAAGACAACGCGGCGGTTCACCTCGAAGTTGTGCGCCGCCTGTGAGACGTTGTAGGCTGCGCGCTCCGATTCTTGTGCGCAGCCCGAGAAAAGAAGAGCTGACCCAGTTGCTAGAGCCAACACCGAAAGCGCGAGGCTTCGGCGGATGTTTTTAGTATGATTATGTTTTGTCATGGTAAGAAAGTTTTGAGTTTGGGTTGATGGGTTGATGGGTTGGGGTTAGACTCTCACGAACACATAGCCTTCGGCTGTCCCGCCGATTGCGTAGTCTGCGATAGTTCCCCAGGTGCCTAATCCTTCAGGGTCCGCTTTCGCAAACTTTTCGAGAAGCGCAATGACCGCAGCTTCGTGGCAATCTGATCCACTCATATCGAGCGGGTATCCGATTGTGATGCTTCCGCGCTCGCAATGGGCTTTGATTCGCGAGCCTCGTGAGTTTGTTGTTGGTATGTACTTGGTAGATATTGCCTGTAGGGCGAATTTATTGTGCGTTTTCATTTTGGTTTTTAGGTATCTCAGGCGGTATTGCCCTTTCGATGAGCAACACCATACCGAAGCGGTTTGCTATTTCAAGATAAATCTTATCTTTGTTTTCCCTAGTCTCGCAAATACCTTATCCACCACAAACTTACACCACATTCTTTTTAGCGTATCCAGCATTCAAATACGCTTATTCACTCCCTATCCCTCACTTTCTTAAATTATTTGTTGACACGCGCCGACAATATCTCCTTTGTTCGCTCCAACAGCAGGGTGACACTTGCTTGTTTCAAGCGAGTACATCCTGCGAGAAACCACCGAATGTCACCCCGGTGGTTTTTTTGTGGCCACTAGCGCAGGATCGCGATAACAAACGAACACAGGCTAGAAACCCTGTGGTGACAGATTTAAACGGTGCAAGGACCGACTGCTAACCATCCTTGCTTAATATTACTTGGTCTTACGACCGTGAGCCGCTGCGCAGGGTTAATGAAGTTACCGGCCCGTCCAACGCAGCATTGTCCTGGAAACCTCAGCTCTGCGTCATCAGAGTTTTGTCTACCTCAGCCCATCCCCAAGATGGGGTGAGCTGTGCCTGTTTTCCTAGATGCATCACAGAGTTATTGCCCAACTTCGCTTTAAACTATAATCCAACTTATAACTAAGCCTCAATCCGCTCTTTAACCTTGACATGTTTTTAGTTCTATCCCCTTTAGATCCCCATTCGATCGCGTCTAAGACCATCGAACTAAACTCATCCTCAAGCCTGCGCCTCGGGTGTTGAGCCCGGCTACTCCTCAGCCCTCAGCGCACAGCGTAACAGCCCCGCAACGCTGCAAATTCGTGAGTCGCTGAATGCTGAGATCAACGACTAAACTAGTCCCTCAGCTCGCCGCAATTAGCCAAAGTGCCGATAAGCCGCCAGTTTCGCCCAAGAATGCTGCGCGAAGCTAAGAGATTTAGCATGGACTAACATTATCGTGCATATTGCATGATTAGCGGTGTAATCGTCACCGCGAGTCACCGCGAGAGAAGCGCCGCAGAATGCGCAAGTCGTTGGTGAGCCGTTCTTAGTCGCCATCAATTACGCACAATCGTTATTATGTCTAATGTAAGCAGCAATTGAGCGCAAGTCGATGCACACCAAGCAGCTAGCCACTGCAAAGAGGGAATGAAAGCCTCATTTACAGAGGAAAATTGCGGGTTGAGTCGCGTCTCAGAAGTGTCAATGCGAGGCGTTTTGCTGCATGGGGGGGAGGGGGTCTGGCGAAGTCGCTTGTAGTTATAGTATAACTAGTTACCTACATCGATTAATTTTCTACAAAAAAGGTTTACAAACAATGAGAAGTGTGATTTTCATGAATGGGTCCCTACTAGGGAAAACTATGAGTAAACGAGAAACGCGCAGATTGGCTAGGTTAGAAATGATAAGGGCGAAGCGAGGGATAACGGAGGTTGACGAGACGGTTAAGTATGTTGAAGGGAAGGGCGTGGAGATTGTTGCGCCGGTGGTTGAGGCGTTGCCCAAGGAGGAGGAAGAGAAGCCTATTGACCCTAGATTTAGGCCGAGGGGAGGGAGTCGAGTGCCTGCTAAGGCGGATGCGGAAGCTGGTGCGCGTGTATGCCGGGTTTACGGGAGTGTGATTAATCCGAGGTTAAGGCTTATCGAGTTTCCTAGTGGGCAGAAGGGGCGGATGTGGGTAAGGAGGGATGAGTTGTTTATGGGTAACTGGGTAGTGTGGGTTGTGGTTGACCCGGATCATCCTAACGATTGGAAGCTCCATGGGAGGTATAACGAGAGGGGGATACGGACGGCATGAGCGACATTTTCCCGGCAAATGAGTACAAGCCTGGCTTTGGGCTGGACTATCCGTTTTTCACGGAGGAGGTGGTGCGCAAGATGAAGGAGGGAGAGGTGAAGGCTGCGCTGGAGGCTAAGGCAGTGGCGGAATTGAATGGGAAGGGGGATGCAGTGTCGTTTGGGTGGGTGTTGCCGAGTTGGCGGGAATTTCAGGAGAACTGGGGAAAGTACAAGATGCATTGCATACTTGGTGGAAACCGAAGCGGCAAGAGTACGTTGATGGCGCGGACTGTGGTTGATTGCGCTCTGAACATACCGGAGGCGCGGATACGGTGCTGGCACGCGAATGATGCGCGGTCGATTGAGCAGCAACAGCAGGTTTGGGAGGCGTTACCGGATCGGTTCAAGAACATGGGGCGAAAGAAGGGGCTGGCGCATTCGATCCAGTATTCGCAGAAGAATGGGTTTACGAACGGTAAGCTAATTTTGCCGCCGATGCAGGGTGCGAGCCGTGGAAGCGAGATTATTTTTATGAATTACGCCCAATACCGGAACGATTCGCAGGTGGCGGAAGGCTGGTGGGCGCATTTGATTTGGATGGATGAGGAGGCACCTGAGAAGTTGGTTGAGACGATGAGGCCGCGCTTGATTGATGCGAGAGGGCGGTTAGTATTGACGTTTACCACGCTCCACGGATGGACGCCGTTAGTGGCTAGAATCCTTAGCCGGACGAAAACGCTTAAGACGATACAGAGTAAATTTCTTAATAGGCCGATGAAAACGGTTCCTGTGCTGCAAGAGTCGTTAAGTGAAGGCGGGTGTGTCGTTTATTATTTTCAATCTGACGATAACCCGTTTTTACCGGCTGGTGAAATAGCCATTGAAATGACGGGTAAACCGGATGAATATATCTTGGCGCGTGCCCATGGCATACCGACGCGGGCTGGATCTAGCCCATTCCCTGGATTTGACGAGGCGATCCATGTCATTCCGAAGGGCAATCTTCCATGGGACCAGAAGATTACAATGCCTGATGGGCGAATCATCACAACAGAGGCCACCCACTACCACATTTGTGACCCATCGGGAAGTAAGCCTTGGTTTATGCTTTGGATAGCGGTTCTACCTGATGACACGGCATACGTTTACCGTGAATGGCCTGACGTGGATACATACGGAGAATGGGCAGAGTTTGGAGCTGGATCAAATGGCAAGGCTGGACCGGGGCAGAACTCCATTGCTTTTGGATTTAAGGACTATCGCGACACGATTAAGGAGATTGAGGGCGGGACCATAATTGATGAGCGTATAATGGATTCTAGGCTAGGCAACACACCTAAGCAGTCAGCGGAAGGCGCTACGTGCATCATTAGCGAAATGGATGATCTCGACCTGATGTTTAAGGAAGCACCAGGGTTAATGATCGACCATGGAATCACGCTCATTAACGACAGGTTGCGCTACGATGAGAAACGGCCATTGGGGGCGGAAAATCATCCTAGGCTCTATATTTCCGATTCGTGCCAGAACACGATTTTCGCACTTAAGAATTATACCGGCGTTGGCGGAAAGGATGAGGCGACGAAGGACCCTATTGACTGCCTCAGATATGCGTTTGAGTACGACATTGCCTATATGTCAAAGGAAGACGCCATAAGCACGCGAGGAATGGGAAGCTATTAAATTGACATCGTGCAAAATGCAACATTAATCTATTCCTGATGATTGAAGACTATGACAAAAAAGTAGCGCAGGTTGGGCAGCAGGTCATGCCGTCTGATGGGGCGTTGCCTAGTTTTACTCGTGTACAGTACGATTTTCGCAGTTCGGTTACGAATAGCTCAGATTTCATTAATCAATGCAGGATTAATTACGAGACGCGATTTGCTCTCTGGAATGGGCAATCGAGCGATAATAAAAAGCATGGGCGTGATGTAGGGCGTGCTAGTGCTACTCCTTGGGATGGGGCAAGCGATTTACGAATTTTCAAGGCCGATGAGATTATAAATTCAAAGGTAGCTCTATTGCTGACGGCTTTTAGGCGTGCAGGAATTACTGCTAATCCTATTGAGGGCGGGGACATGCCTAGGGCGCGGGCGGTCACTAATTTCATGCGATGGCTGGTTTACACGCAAATCCCTCACTTCGATCGTGAAATTGAGATTCTAGCCAATTATTATTGCGAGAAAGGGGTATGCTTGACGGGACAGTTTTGGGAAACATGTCAAGAAAAGACGCTTAAGGAGATAAATTTAGACGATTTAGAGAAAGTAGCTCCGGGTGCTAGCCAATTCTTGAACGACAAGGAGATGGTTGGTGAGTTTGTGCTCCTCATTAAGCAATTCTTCCCTGATGTATCGGATAAGAAGGCTAAACGGATGGTTAAGGAGCTAAAGGAAGATGGAAAAACGTCCATTCCGGTTGTGACTAAGGAGTATAGCCGCCCTGTTATTAGAGCATTTACACTAGATGAGGATATTTTCATTCATCCAAGCGGAACAGATATTGAGAACGCCCCCGGAATTTATAGAATCCAGTATTTTCATCCACAACAGCTCCGGTCTTTTGTTGGAACGGAGGGTTGGAATGAAAACTGGGTTGAAGACGTAATTAAAACGTGTAAAGGAAGGCGTATCGCGATTACGCCTGACATGAACCCTGTCCCCGTAACGCGAAACATAATTAATCAAGCGGAAAGATTCACCGAACTTATCGGCGTCGTATTTGCATACGAAAAACTATCCGATGAAGATGGCGTTCCGGGGGTATATTTGACTGTTTTCCATCCTGAACTTCCGGCGAGTGAGTCTAAGTGCCATGACGGGTTTGCTAAATTTGGCCTTCTTGGGTACAATCACGGTAAATATCCATTCACCCTGTTTAGACGGGAGTTTTTGAGCCGCCGTATTCATGACAGTCGTGGAATACCAGAGGTGGCGAGGGGATATCAGGATATTATCAAAGCTTGCCGTGATTCCGGTATTGATGCAATGTCACTGGCTGTTATTCCGCCCCTTATGCACCCACAGGGAAGAGCTCCTACGGAATGGGGTCCAGGTGCTCGTATCGCATACAAGAGGGACCCGATGGAATTTAGATTTGGCGACCGGCCAACGCTTGACGGTACGCGAATACAGG